CAAGGGCTATGTGTGCAGTGCTCAGATACCAAGACTAGGGCTGAGTCACTACGTGGTGTAGGGAGAACCAGCCTAAAAGGACAGTATTAATGGCTAAGCGTAAACCTAAGAAACTAAGGCGCTACTAAATGAATCGAAGAGAAGCACTCGCTGCGCTGGTGTCCATGCCAGAAATCGCGCGTATTTCAAAGGCTGCTGTAGCGCCTACCGATGTGATTGTGGTGGAGGTTCCAGGAAAAATCAGCATGGAGCATGCGAAAAACCTCATGGATCAACTACAACAGATATGGCCAGAACCTCAACGTATTGTGATACTTGAGGACGGTATCACCATAAAGGTCTTGTAGCGAGGCGTGGTGAGGCTGAATATGTGGGGCAAGAAGCAGACAGACACAGACCCTATCACTACCCTACGCACCAAGGTAGAGGCAGCCGAGCGTGATGTAGCATCGGCTATGGAGTGCCTCATCTACCAGATACGACATGGACAGAACACACAACAAGAACTGAACGCCTTTAAGAAAGTGCGCATTGCTCGCAGCGTCTTAGCTGAACTAGAAGTTCAACTTGAGCACGCAGAAGAGGCAGCTATCGCCAGCGCGATTCACAACGGGGCAGGGGGGGTATCGTGATGTTGCACGAAAACAGGCCGGAAACCGCCCCAAGCGCTTTTATAGCTACCCGTCAAAGTGTTGATAGCGCGGCAGTTACATACAAGCCGTTACATTTCTCCAGTTTATGATGCAAAGTCAGCCGGTGTTTGGTGCTCCGGATCGGTCGGTGAAGGGCAAGATCGGCCGGCCGCGGATGGACGATGCCGAGAAGAGGCGGCGAGGGACGTTTGAGCCTGGACGCGCCAGGGATGAGTCGGCATCAGATGGCGATGAGGCCGAGGTTGAGGCCGAGTCACCGCGGGATTACGTGGCGGTGGCTGAGGGGTATGTGGCTGATGTCCTGAGCGGGCGGATCGTGGCTTCGCAGTGGGTGAAGCTAGCCTGTGCTCGGCATCAGCGGGACATGCAGCGGGCGCTGACGGCTGATGCCTGGCCGTATTACTGGTCGAATGACCGGGCGGCTGATGCGTGCCAGTTTATCGAGCAGTTGCCGCATGTGGAGGGGAAGTGGGATACGGCGACGATTCAGTTGCAGCCCTGCCAGGTGTTCTGGGTGGCGAGCCTGTTTGGCTGGCGCCATCGGGACGATCCGGAGCGGCGACGGTTCACGGTGTTCTATCTCGAGCTCGGGCGGAAGGGCGCAAAGTCTACGCTCATGGCTGGGGTGGGGCTGTACCACTTAGCGAAGGAGAATGAGCCAGGCGCCAGCGTAGTCTGCGGGGCCACGACGGGATCGCAGGCGCGGATCGTGTTCGGGATCATGCAGCGGATGGTCCGGCACAAGTCGGCCAAGTGGCTGAGGCAGTTAGGGATCGATGCGCTGGCGAATGCCATCATTACGGAAGACGGCTCAGTGAAGCCCATTAATGCGAAGGCTTCGACACAGGACGGCCTGAACCCCAGCTGCATCATCCTGGACGAGTCCCACGCCCAGAAGTTTGCGTTGCATGACGTGCTGAAGTCGGCGCAGGGCTCGAGGCGAAATCCGCTGTTACTCTGCCCTACGACGGCTGGCTATGACTTGCTGTCGGTCGGGTATGCCCTGCGGATGACTCTGACGAAGGTGCTGCAGCAGGTGTATGAGTCGGATCATTTCTTTGGCCTGATCTATACGCTTGATGAGGCTGACGACTGGAGGGACGAGGGCGCATGGCTGAAGTCAAACCCGATGTTCGGTATCACACCTACACGCGACTGGGTCCGGTCATTCTGTGCGGATGCCCAACAAACGCCAGGCATGGAAGGCGAGTTTCGGGTCAAGGTGTGCAGCCAGTGGATGCAGGCGGCCTCATCGTGGCTGAGTATGACACGATGGGACGCCTGCACCGATACCACAATGAAACTGGAGGATTTTAAGGGCCAGAACTGTTGGATTGGAGCGGACTTAGCGCAACTCGATGACCTGGCCGCGGTGGCGCTGGTGTTTGAGAAGGCTGGCATCCTGTACGTGTTCGTCTACTTCTACTTGCCAAGGGTCGTGGTGGAGGAACGCGGCCGCACGGTGCCAGCTTACCTGCAGTGGGCCAACGCCGGCATCCTGCGGCTCACGGATCTGCCGATGACCGACCAGACGGTGATTGAGGCCGACATCCGTATGTGGTGCAAACAGTTCAAGGTGCAGGCGATCGTGTTCGACCAATTCGGTTCCGCCATGATTCAGAACCGGCTGGAGAAAGACGGCCTGCCAGCCAAGATTGAGCCTAAGAATGCCGCGACGTTTACCCAGCCCGCCAGGGAGCTCGAGACGCGGATCAAGCATGGGCGGTTGCGCCATGACGGGAATCCCTGCCTTAAGTGGAATGCCAGCAATGTCGTGGTCAGCCGGCGCATCGATGATTCGATCCTGCCGAAGAAGGAAAGCCCGGAAAGCCCGAACAAAATTGACGGCATTGATGCCTTACTTGAGGCTCTGATCCCCATGCTGAAGGCGCCACAGAAGCCAGCCTTCCAAGCGTTTGTCATTAGCGGTGCCAGATGAGTGATAAGACACCACTACAACGGCCCCGCGGCAGGCCCAAGGCTGACGAGTCGAGCACGAGGGTCTCGTCATGGGTGCGTGACAGCGAATATGATCGGTTAGTAAAAATGGCGAACCAGCGGGAGCAGTCAGTCTCTAAGTTGGTTCGGTCGTTGCTGATGATGAGGTTGAAGTAAATGGCGGCTCCGTATCGACACAGGATGTCCATACCGGCATTCAACTCGGATCGAACTAGACGCATGGCAGGTGTGCATGAGCGGCGTGCTCAGAAAGCTGGTGTGAAATGTGACCGGATTGACATTGGCCGTTTCTATCATCAGCGACGTGGAATTTGCGGTGTGTGCCGTCAGCCTGTAGATTTTGACACGTTCACAATTGACCATATTCGGCCCATAGCGAAGGGCGGTGCTCACTCCCTATGGAACATCCAATTAGCGCACGTGTCCTGCAATAGCTCTAAAGACGGCAGCCTGCCGGCGTCCTTGTCGGCTTAGCCTGTTCGGCAATTTACTTACTAATCAAATAAATTTGTCGTTCCAGTCCCTACACTGGAATACGTGCAGAACCGTGCCTGGTCCACCCTTGAGATTAAAGCGGTTGATCAGGAACAACGCATCATCGAAGGCATCGCCAGCACACCCTCGCCAGACAATGGCGGGCATGTGATGGATCCGGCCGGCGCGGAGTTCCGCCTGCCGATGCCCTTCCTCTGGTTCCACAACCAACGCGATCCGATTGGCGAAGTCTTCCAGGCTGATGTGAGGCCGGATGGCATCTACATCAAGGCCCGTGTCGCGAAGGTCACCAAGCCGAGCCGCCTGAAGACTCTGGCGGATGAAGCCTGGTCAGCCTTTACGTCTGATCCGCCGCTCGTGCGGGGGCTGTCGATTGGTTGGAATGAACTCGAAAGCAGCCCGATTAAGGGCACGAAATTCCAGCGGTTTACGAGGTGGTTCTGGGGCGAGTTGAGTGCCGTGACTATCCCGATGAACCTGGACGCCACCATTCTCAGTGTCAAGCAACTCGATCTGGCCGCGTCAGGCCTTCATACGTCCGGCGATACGGACATTCCACCCGTGAAGGCTGCGCATAAGGGCGGCCGAACCATGACTATTCAAGAACAGATTACCGGCCTCGAGAACAAGCGCGCAGCAGACTTGGCGCGCATGACGGAAATCCAGACCACCGTCACCTCGGAAGGCAACACGAAAGACGCGGCGCAGCGTGAAGAGTTTGACACACTGAAACTCAACCTGAAGGCGATCGATTCTGAGCTCGTAGACCTCCACGACATGGAGCGTCTGAGTATCGTAAAGGCTACGCCGATTACGCCAACTACGAGCTCGGTTGAGGCCTCCGCGCTGCGTGGCGGTACACCCACCACGCCAGTGATCACCGTCAAGGCGAATGCGCCGAAGGGTGCCGCCTTTGCTCGGATGTGTATGGCGATGGCTGCGGGGCACGGCGATTCCTATCAGACGCTGCAATACGCCAAGCAGTGGAAGGATTCGACGCCAGAAGTTGAGCAGATGGTTGAGCACATGTGGCAGACCAAAGCCGCGGTCGCTGTCGGCACGACAACTGACAGCACATGGGCTGGTCCTTTGGTTGTGACGCAGCCGTTGAATGAGTTCCTGGAGCTCCTGCGGCCACGCACCTTACTGGGCCGGATCCCAGGGCTGCGTCAGGTGCCATTCAACGTCAGCGTGCCGACGCAGACGACCGGAGGTACTTACGGGTGGGTGGGACAGAACAAGCCCAAGCCGGTGACGAAGGCTGACTTCTCGACGGTCACGGTGCCGTTCGCCAAGGCGGCAGGCATCATCGTGCTGTCGGAAGAACTCGTGAAGCTGTCGTCGCCATCCGCAGAGAACCTGGTCCGTGAGGAAATGATTGCCGGCATGGGGCAGTTCCTTGATGGCCAGTTCCAGGATCCCGCGGTGGCGGTGGCGGCAAACGTCTCGCCAGCCTCAATCACGAACGGTGCATCCACGGCAGCGGCTAGCGGTGCGACCGGAGCGGCAGCCAAGGCGGATCTGGCGGCATCGGTGGCGGTGTTTACCGCGGCCGGCATTCCGCTCGATGGCAGCGTCTGGCTGATGTCGGACTCAAACGCCTGGGGTCTCAGTATTTCGGTGAACGCGCTGGGGCAGCCGTTGTTCCCTGGGATGACAGCGATGGGTGGCACGCTCATGGGGATGCCGGTGGTCGTCAGCAACAGCCTGAGCACACGTGTGGTGTTGGTGCATGCGCCATCGATCCTGTATGCGGACGAAGGCGGCGTGCGGATCGATGTCAGCCGTGAAGCCAGCGTGCAAATGGACTCGGCACCGACGGACACGGTAGACGCCACCACGGTGTATCTGTCGCTCTGGCAGCGTAACTTGGTCGGTCTTCGAGCCGAGCGGATGATCACCTGGATTCGTGCGCGGACGGCGGCTGTGCGGTACATCACGGCAGCGGCCTATATCGGGACGTAGATGACGAGGTTAGCGATTGGGGGGCCGACTCGGGACACCGTGCCGGCCTCCTTTGCGGTAGACGTCGCGCAACTCTACGCGAAGACGTTGGATGCGCACCTCTGGTCTACGGTCACGATTGGGTTTGTCGCGTCTACGTATATTCACGCGGGCCGGGAATGGTTTCTGGAGTCATCGCTGAAGCAAGGGGCGACTCATGTTCTGTGGCTAGACACGGACATGAGTTTCCCGCCGACAACGGCTTTGCAGTTGATGTGGCATGACCTGCCGATTGTGGGCTGCAACTACAGGGTCAGGCAGGCGTCTGGACTGTTTACGGCGCAACACGGCGACGGCACGCGGGTTCAGACAACCGAGACATCGACGGGGTTAGAAGCGGTGAACGCGATGGGATTTGGCGTTGTCTTGATGCGCACCGACATCGTGGCGAATCTCCCGCGGCCGTGGTTTCGGCATGGGCTTAATGCGCAGGGCGGCGATATCGGTGAGGACATCATGTTATGCCGCGCACTCCGCGAGGCGGGCCACACGGTGTATATCGATCACGACTTATCCAAAGAAATAGGCCATGTCGGACAAACCATTTACCGAACCACCCCAGCGGCTGTTGAAGTCGCCGTTTAACGGTGAAACATGGCCGGTGCCGGCAGGTATCACGCCCGTCATGTATGAGGCGTTGCTGAAGGCTGGGTTTGAGCCGGTCACGGTAACGTATCCGCCAAAGGCTGAGCGTGGCAACCGCTGAGGCCCATCCCGAACTCGCCGATCTCCCACAGGGGTGGTTTCATCACGGCCCGCAGATCTTGTCGCTCATTGAGCAGCACCGGCCGCAGGTGGTGGTTGAACTCGGCACATGGTTGGGGGCGTCGGCCATTGCGATCGCGCGCAGCGTGCGGCGGTGGGGCGGGACGATTACCTGTGTGGATACATGGGCTGGTGAGCTGAACGAGCACGCCGAGTCGCCGATCGGGCGCACGCCGCTGATGATCCTGAGTTGTGCGCGGTCTATGGTCGAAGCCGGGGTGAGTGCCAGTGTGCGGCTGATACCGGCCTCAACGTTAGATGCTGCATCGTGCTGGACGCTGCCGATTGACTTCTTGTATATCGATGCTGGCCACGGTTATGACTCAGTGCGCGCGGATCTCGAAGCCTGGGTGCCGTGTGTGAAGCCAGGCGGGGTGATTTGCGGCGACGATTACGGCCATCCGCGGTATCCAGGGGTCAAACGGGCGTGGGATGAGTATGAATCAGAACGAGGCCTAACGTTGACACGGGGTGAACCGATCGCCAACGGCCTGCAATTGATTTACGGGACGGTCTAAAGGAGGCGAACATGCCAAAAGTGACGGCGTTGGAATATCACACCTACAACGGCAAAGCGTATGAGATCGGCGATACCTATGATGCGCCAGATGAGTTGATTGACACACTGAAGGTGCAAGGCAAGGCGGCCGTTACCGATCCGAAGGCGGCGGCAAAGGCTGCGGCGAAGCCAGCCAAGCCGGCGAAGAAGGCGAAGAAGGCACGTCGGTAGATGAAACTGCAGCTGTTCGGGCGCGAGTTTTCGTTTCAGAGCAAGGCGCTGCCTGGGTTGCGTGGGCTCAGTCCGAGCGGCAATGGCTGGTGGCCATGGGGCGTCATCCGCGAGAGTTTCACGGGGGCGTGGCAGAACAACGTCGAGATTCGGGCGGATACGGCACTCTCCTACTATGCGGTTTATGCCTGCACGCGACTGATTACGACGGATATCGGGAAGCTGTGCCTGCGGCTCGTGGAACAGGACGACAACTATATCTGGACGCAGACTGAGTCGCCGTCGTTCTCGCCAGTCTTGCGCATCCCGAACCGCTACCAGACGATCCAGAAGTTTATTGAAAGCTGGATGCTGTCCAAGCTGCTGAACGGCAATACCTATGTGTTGCTGGTTAGGGATGGGCGCAACGTCGTCATCGAGATGCACGTCCTGGATCCGCAGCGGGTAACGCCGCTGGTGGCGAAGGATGGTTCGGTCTATTACGAGATCAAACGAGACGATTTGTCAGGCCAGTCACAAGAAACGGTCACGCTGCCGGCGAGTGAGATCATCCACGATACCTACATCACGCCGTTTCACCCGTTGATAGGTTTGTCGCCGCTCTTTGCATGTGCGCTGTCTATTTCTGGTGGCCTCAGTATTCTCAATAATTCCAAAACCTTCTTTGCGAATGGGGCCAACCCAAGCGGGATGCTGACTGCACCAGGGCAGATTTCGGATGAAACGGCGGCGCGTCTACTGGCCACGATGGCCAACAAGAATGCCGGCGATACGCTCGTTGGCGGCGATGGCTTGCACTACGACAAATTCACGATGACCGCGGTAGACGCGCAGTTAATTGAGCAGTTGAAGATGTCGGCGGAGCAGGTGTGCAGCGCCTTCGGTGTACCGCCGTATCTCGTGGACATCGGTCCACCGCCACCGTATGCCAACTTTGAGCCGTTGCTATTGAAGTATCACAGCCAGTGCATTCAGAGCCTGACGACGAACTTGGAAACTGTGCTCGATAAGGGCCTTGGCCTCACCGAGAAAATTGACGGGCGACAACTGGGCACGGAGTTCGACATTGACGATCTGATCTGGATGGACACCGCCACGCGCGTGGAATCGGCCAGTAAAGCTATTTCGTCAGGCGGCATGAGCCATAACGAAGCTCGGTACAAGTTCTACGGGCTCGGGCCTGTGGCTGGCGGTGAGACACCGTACAGTCAGCAGCAGTACTGGCCGTTGAAGCAATTGGCCGATAGGGACATACCGGCAGTCCCAGTGTCACCGCAGGCTGCAGCACCGCCACCAGCCGAGACTGATGAAGACGATGACATGGAGATGGCGTCCTCATTAGGGTCGCTGCTGTCGAAAGGGCTGGAGATCCATGCGTGATATGCAGGCACTGGCAGACACGATCACGCTGGCCGTGAAAGCCGCAATGGCGCCGATGCTCGAGCGGTTGGCGGCCGCAGAAGCCAAGGTGGCACGCATTACTGAGACTGAGCAGGCGTTAGGGCTGTTGCGGGATCGCGTCACGATTGCGGAAACCAAAGCGGCCATGCCGGTGCCGGAACTGCCAGAGATACCCGTCGTGGATTTGTCTCCTGTGCTGGAGCGTTTGACGGCCGCTGAAACACAACTGGCTAGGTTGCCCGTGACAGAACAGGTCACTACGGAACTTCGTGATCGGCTGGTGACGATTGAAACAAAGTCGGCCATTCCGGTTCCGGTGCTGGAAAGCGCTGAAGTGGACCTGGTACCACTAGAAAAGCGGCTGGATGCCATTGAAGCGCGGCCGGTGCCAGCCTTTGATCCATCACCATTACTGGCTCGCATCCAAGCACTCGAGCAGCGGCCACAGCCGGATCCAGTGGCGACGGAAAAGGAATTCTCAGGATTCAGGGAACGTCTAGCGATTGTGGAAACTCGTCAGCCCATTCCTGGCCCGCCTGGAAAAGATGGGGCTAACGGGCTCGATGGTAAGTCGGGCTTAGACGGCAAAGATGGCAAGGATGGCTTCAGCCTGAACAACTTCGCAGCCGAGTTCGACGGGGATCGGTCGCTGATCCTGAAGTTCTCAGATGGCTTTATCACGAAGTCACACACGATCCGGCTGCCGTTCATGCGGCAGGAAGGCATCTACATCGAGGGCAAGAGTTACGGGCTCGGGGATGTCGTGACGTGGGGCGGCAGTCAGTGGCACTGCAACGAGGACACCGTTACCAAGCCTGGCGACGGGAACAAGGCGTGGACGCTGATCGTCAAGCGCGGGCGTGATGGCAAGGACGGCCGGGATGCCGTGCCGCTGCCGATCGTGACGGTTGGGGCCAAGTAGATGCCTGTCAGCTATGTGTCAGTCGCCTTGGCAAAAGCGCACCTGAACGGCCCGCAGTTGGCCGATGAAGATGTGCAAGTCAAGGTGGAACTAGCTAGCGGCATCATTAGGGATTACTTGAAGCGATGGTCGGATGTGAGGGCCACCGCGGTTACGGCGTCCGTGGCGGCAGCCAGTGTCATTACGACGGATGAGGCGCACGGGTTTACGACTGGGCAGACTGTGACGATTTCGGGGGTGACCGGCAGCACACCGGACATCAACGGCTCGCATGTCATCACGGTGTTATCGGAGACCACATTCTCTATCCCAGTGACGGTCACGGTGGCGGGCAGTGGCGGCACGGTGATCCAGCTGTGGACGGAGGAAACAGCGCCCGCCCAGGTGCAGCAGGCGACGTTGGTGATGCTGACGCACCTGCACGAGCACCGTGGCGATGACATGAAGGCGGATAAAGATGCCTGGGATGCTGTCGGCAGGCTCCTGATGCGCAGCCGGGATCCGGCCTTTGTGTAATGGCGACGCGAGGCCAGAAGCGGCACTTGGTGGATCTGTTTGGCCCTGGTGAGGAAGTGCCAGATGGCGACGGCGGCTATACCCAAGTGCCGGCTGCGCTGGAACCGGCGCAGATGTATGCCGAGATCAAGCCGGCAACAGCGAGAGACCTCGAGCGTGTGGTGGCGAACACGGTGCAGTCGAAAGCCTCGCACCTCGTGACGATGGACTACCACCCGCAGGTGAGCACGGAGACGAGGGTGCATTTCGGGGCGCGGATCTTTGCGGTGACCGGGGTGCAGAACCCAGAGGAAAAGAATGTGGAACTCGTGCTGGCGTGTGAGGAAGTCGTCACCTAATGGCGAATAACCGTCTGTTGATGCAGGGCCTGACGGAGTTACGTGCCGCTCTGCGTGAACTGCCGCATGAGTTGACGAAGGAAGCCAGCGACATTGTTAACGAGACGGCTGACAGGGCCAAGACAGACATCGTAGCGGCCTATCCGGAAGTGACAGGCGCTCTGAAGCGTGGGGTGAAGCGCGGCAACATCACCAAGGCGTTTGTCGCTGGGGCGATTGTGGTGAGCACGGCGCCACACGCCAATATTTTCGAGCATGGCTCGCAGACACGAAAGACGGCCTCTGGCGCACCGAACCCACTGCCACCGGGTAGGGTGTTCGTGCCGATTGTCGTCAGGGCGCGGCGGGCGATGCAGAACAAGCTGGTTGATCTAGTGCGCAAGGCGGGATTTGTGGTGAGCGGTGGCTGACAGCTCTGAAATTGATGCGGCTCTGTCGAACAAGTTACTGACCGATCCGACGTTGGCTGGGTTGATGCCGGATGGCGTCTGGTTCGACGTAGGTAAGAAGGGCGCCACCAAGTTTGTGGTGGTTTCGCTGCTGTCTGCGCTCGATGAGCACATGTTTCAAGGGCGGGCGTATGAGGGTCCGTTGTATCTCGTCAAGGCTGTGGCCCTTAGCACGACAGGGGCAGACGTGAAAGCGGCAGCGGCTCGGATCGATGCCTTGTTAGATGGCGGAACGCTGACGATTACCGGCTATGGATTGCTGGCCATGCAACGCGAGGAACGGGTGCGCTATACGGAAGTCGATCAGGATAATGACGCACGCTGGCAGCATCGGGGCGGCCATTACTCCGTCATGGCGGCGGCTGTATGAGTCGTGACGTGCTGCTCTACGGCCTGAGTCAGTCTGAGCCGCTGGCGAAGCTGATGCACTGGGCGCAGACGACGCCTGAGCTTCATGCCTTTCCGGCTCCGGATGCACACCGGCTGCAGTTGGAGTATTTCGTCTGGGCGCATAGGGAGCAGTTAGGGCGGCGCATCCTAGACGTCGGTGTGTATGTGCCGCGGACCTATCTGGGCGACGGCTATACAACATTCGGTGAGAATGACGGCGACACGGTTGGCGATCTCCTAGCGATGCCGTTTGCGGATAACACCTTTGACGGTGTCGTGCTGACAGAAGTGCTCGAGCATTGCGTGGATCCACAAGCGGCGATGCGTGAAGTGTTCCGCGTGATGAAGCCTAGCGGGCTCCTGCTTGTGACGTCTCCTATGGTGTGGCCTTGGCATGGCACTGACGAATATCAAGACTACTGGAGATTTACACATCAGGGCTGGCAGCTGTTACTGAAGGCATTTACAGACGTGTCAATCAGTGCCTGCGAATGGACGTCGGAAGGTGCCACTGCGTATGACATCATGCGACGTTTTGAGTGCATGGGATTCGCCAATCAGACACATGCAACGACTGGGTATCTGTGCAGAGCCAGGAAGCCGGTAGCATGAAGCTGTTACTGCTCAGTCCTGGCGCGTCTTACTCCACGGCTGATGTGGAAGCCGGGCTGCGCTACGGGCTCGAGCATCACGGCGTACAGGTGGTGCGGTACAGGCTAGACGCACGTATAGCCGCATCGAAGTCTTGGCTGTTCTATAACTGGCGTCAGGCAAAGAAACAAAATCCGTTGATCGAGAAACCTAACAATCACGACGTGTTTTACAACGCTGGTATAGGCGCCTTACCTATGGCGCTTAGGCACCAGGTAGATTGCGTGCTCGTTGTCAGCGGCATGTTTCTGCATCCAGACATCGTGATCTTAATGAAGCGCGCCGGCTTAAAAGTGACGGTGCTGTTAACTGAATCGCCCTACGATGATAAAGAGTTGACATTCGCTGGAATGGTCGATGGATGTTGGACGAATGAGCGCTCGTCATTACAGGCATTTCGGAATGTGAATCCATGCAGCGGTTATATCCCGCATGGGTGGCATCCCGATCGACATAAGACTGGACCACAGCCAGGCGATGAAGATGTGCCTGCGCATGATGTGGTGTTTGTCGGCACTGGTTTTCAAGAACGCATAGATTTCTTACATGACATTAATTGGGACGGCATCGACTTAGGACTCTACGGCACATGGGAAGGATTAGGTTCAAACAATAAATTGCGCAAACATTTGCGCGATGGACCAGTGCCTAACGACAAAGCCGCTGCGCTCTATCGGAGGGCCAAAATCAATCTTAATATCTATCGCGCATCAAAGGGATGGGGGAAAGATGCGGTGCGCGTAACGCATGCTGAATCTATTAACCCCAGAGGCTATGAGTTGGCCGCGTGTGGCGCGTTTCATTTATCTACGTATCGATCTGAAGTGAAAGATGTCTTTGGAGACCTCGTGCCGACGTTTACAGCACCGGATGAAGCTGAGGCCTTGATACGGTCGTGGCTGGATGATCCGGAAGGGCGGACCCAAGTGGCGAGAGCATTGCCGGCCCGTGTGGCCGAGTCATCCTGGTCGGAAAGGGCCACCGGGATCATCGGGGACATCCAGACGCTTATGGGGCGCAGCGTAGCAGCCTGAGCGCACACGGGGAGACGAACCAATGGCGAGATATCACGGACGAACAGGTATTGTGTATGGATCGACGACGGCGGCAGGTGTCGCCTCACAGATTGCTTCACTGTCGGCGTGGACATTGGACATGTCCACGGACAAAACCGACGCGACGGCGTTTGGTGATCTGAATAAGGTGCAGTTCATCGGCCTGAAGAACCTGCAGGGCACACTCTCAGGGTTCTGGGATAACGCCGAAGACAAACTCTTTGCCGGCGCCGACTCGCAGGATGGCGTTAAGCTGTATCTCTACCCTGCCAGCACGGCGCCCACCGTCTACTGGTATGGGCCAGCCTGGCTTGATGCGTCGATCAACGTCTCGAATACCGGCATGGTGACGCTATCCGCTAACTTTGTCGCGTCGGGTTCATGGGGCAGGAAACCATGACAAGTCATTTATAATGAGTAAGTTACAGACGCAACTAATAGTGCTCAGCGACGATGAGGCCGAGGAGCTCTATCGGTACACGCGCAACAGCTACCTGAGTCCGAACACGTATCCAGCACTCAATAAGTTGTTGGATCGTGTGACGACTCGCGTAGAAGACGTGCGGCCAGACGCGATTGGCCCGCGATGATTCGGGAAGTCACCGGCATCGAGGCGCGGGTGGTCTGGGGCTATCGCCTGGCTGCCAGCCTTCGCGACTGGACGATCACTAAGACGGATGCTGACACGCTGGCGTTGTCGGCGTCCGTGACGTTTCAGCACGCCGTGTGGATTTCGCAGCGTCCACTGGTGTTTGAGGCTGTCCATGCCAAGGGGGTGTGGACGTGGCCGATTGACTCGCTGCAGATCGTGGGCGGCGCGCTGACGGCGACGCTGAGCCTACAGAAAGATACCTCCCATGTCGAGCCGCATGCGTCGGCCTGAAGTTGTCAAACTCGAGATCTCACGCGGCGATTGGCTGCTCGTTAAGAAACGTCTGACGGCTGGCGAGCAGCGCCAGATTTTCAAACGCATGATGACAATGACCGGTGACGGGCCACGCATGGATCCGATCGCCGTAGGCTTGAGCAAGATGGTGGGCTATCTGCTCGACTGGAACATTACCGATTCGGACGATAAGCCGATTGCGATTCGCGATCAGCCGGAAGATGTGGTGGCGGCGGCACTCGATGCGCTCGACTACGAGGATTACCAGGAGATTCAAGAGGCTATCGAAGCGCACATTGATGCGATGGACAAACTGCGCGCAGAGGAAAAAAAACTGAATGGTGGCGCAAGCAAGTCGTCAACGATCTCAACATCGCCCGCAACCTCGGATGGCGGTATGAGTGGGTTGCCGAACTCGACCGAGATGTCTACGACGTCCTGAAAGAAGAACTGATTAAGGAAGCCGAAGCAGATCAGCATGGCGATTAGCGCAAAATTCATAGCCGACTTCACCTCGTTTCAGGATGCGGTGAGGAAGGCGGACGTGTCGCTGAATCAGTTCGACCAAAGTTCAAAAAAGGTCGGCGCATCGCTGAATAGGATGGTGGACTCCTTTAGTGGCGCCAAGGTGATTCGTGAAGCCACACTCGCAGAAGAAGCCGTATTGCGCATCGGCGGTGCGTCTAAACTCACGGAAGACGAACAAGCCAAAGTCAACAGAACCATCACAGAAGCGCTGGCGAAATATAAGGCTCTGGGGGTAGAGGCGCCAGCATCGCTCCGGATGATGGCCGAGGAAACAAAGAAGATTGAAGCCGCCACGATCCCGGCATCGAAGTCGATGCAGGGGTTCCTGGATGCCTTCAAGGGCACGTTGGCCGGCATGGTGTCAGCCACCGCCATCATTGGCGGCGTAAAGTCGGCCTTTTCCGCGCTGGCATCATTCGTCACGAGTTCGGTCAAGTCATATGCCGATGCTGAGGCCGCACAGAAGAAACTGACTGCGGCGCTGACGGCGGCTGGACAAGCGACGCCGCAAGTGATTGGCCAGTTCAATAGGCTGGCGAAAGAATTTCAGAATACTACCGTCTACAGCGATGACCTTGTTACCGAAATGCAGGCGCTGCTGGTGCAAGTCGGCGGCGTCATGCCGCATCAGATGGAAGGGGCGCTGCAGGCGGCGACAAATCTGGCCTCAGGGCTCGGCGTCGATCTGCGTCAGGCCACCATGCTGGTGGGCAAAGCCTTCGAGGGAGAAACCGGCACACTCAAGCGATACGGCATCGTCATTGACGAAGCCAAGCTAAAAGCTGAAGGGATGCCGGCGGTCCTGGCGGCTATTCAAGAAAAATTTGGAGGACAAGCGCAAGCAGAGGCCGAAGGCTATACGGGCAAACTCAAGCAGATGGAGAATGCCTGGGACGATCTCAAGGAAGCCGTCGGCCAGATGATCGTGGAAGATCCGCTGGTCACTGCTGCGATGCGACATATCGCTGATGCGGTGAAAGATGCCGGCGACTCGGCGGCTGGAGCCGGTGTGCATTTCACGGCGTTTGCGGCTGGCCTGGTATCGAATTCACAGCAGGTGAAAGCGTTCATTGAAATTCTTGGCGGGATGCAAGCGGTACTGGACAACGCCGCTGCGTCAGCGAAGAAGCTAGGCGGTGCGCTTCCAAGGCCGGCAGGGTTTGCTGGTGAAGCGGCACCGAATGCGCCTGGCGCTACGCCTGCAGAAATCAAAGCTTTACAAGGACCAGATCCGGCTGTTGTGAAAAAAGCCGCCGATGCCGTCAAGCAGTATGCCGACTCGGTCAAACAACTGCGTGAGTCGCTGACTGGTGTCTCACTGCAAGGGGAAGTCAAGAAACTGCAGGCAGCGTTTGATGGCCTGACCCCAGCGCAAGAGCGGTCTACCGTCGTCACGGACAATTTTTCAAAAGCGGCGAAGCGTCTCTATGACGATGGTGCCAAGCTGACGCCTGAGTTGTTCAGGATCATGGTGGCGACACAGCAACTGACGCCACCGATGCAGGCGCTTAGCGCGGAGATGTTGAACAGCCTGGGGCCGGCGCTGAAATCCACGTATGACCTGAGCGCTAAATTACCGACGGTGCTTAGCGGTTTGAGTAGTTCGATCGGGAATACCTTCGCAGTCAAGATGCCAGAGCAGGTGCAAGTCGCGATCGACAACAGCAAAAAACTCAAGGGATCGCTTGAGGATATCTCGAAGGCGTTATCTGAACTCTCACAAGTCTCAGGCGATTCATTCGGCGAGTTGATTTCAGGGCTGGCAACGATCGTCGCGTCAGCCAATACGGCACAGAAAGGTATCGAGGCGTTTCAGGCTGGGTTCAAGGGCTTCAAAGGTGATCCGCTCTCCGGGATCTTGAGTATGTCATCGGGCATTCTCGGGATTGCCTCGGCGGCCATAGCGGCCGGGAAAGCGATTGCTGGGATGTTCGACCGTAGCAAGGGCCGGGATTTGATCGAAGAGTTTGCCGGTAGTCAGGGCGGATTCAAGACGCTTCACGAAAAGTTGCTGACGTTAGGCGCTGATGGCGAACGGTTGTGGATTCAATTTACGCAGGGTGTCGGTCGGAACAATCCAGAACAAGCAAAAGCGGCGATCGAAGCGATTACGAAAGCGTTTGAGGAACAAGCGAAGGCGGCCGATCAAACCTCTAAGGAAATAGAAGAGTCATTCAAGCGCCAGTTTGGCACCTTGAATTCACAACTCGACGTCTTTCTCAAAAACGCGGTCGGTATGGGCGGCCAGTTGCCGGAAGAGTTCGAGCCGTTTATCCAGCAACTCAAAACGATGGGTCTGCTCACTGGTGATACCGCGGCAGCGCTTGAGTCATTAGGCATGGGGAATGCCGCTGGATTCCAGCAAATGGAAGACGCGGCGAAGCGGTTCGGTATTGAGCTCGCGGCACTGGGGCCGGTGTATCAGCAACAGAAACTGACGGCGACGAGCACCGACATCATCAAAACATTCGAGATGTTGATTGCCAATGGTGCGGACTTCAACGGCGTGCTGGCTGGTATGAAGGACGAGATCAATACCGTCGTGAAAGATTCGATCAAGTTCGGCACCGAGATCCCGGCCAACATGAAGCCCTGGATTGATAAGTTGATCGAGGCTGGTGACCTCGTGGATGAGAACGGCGAAAAAATTACCGACGTGAGCAAGTTGAAATTCGGCGAAACGATCAAGGTTGGTCTGGAAGACGTCGTAAAGAAACTACAGGAAATGATCGACCTGATGACGAAAGGCGTGAGCGGTGCCGTGAAAGGTATCGGCGACGATCTCGACCGCAATAAACGTGATTGGGATGACTGGCGCCGCCGCGCGAAGGATGCTGCCAATGATGTGGCGTCAGCGACTGGCGGTGTAGGTGGTGGGTCTCAGCCGCCAGGCGATCAGAGTGGCCGTGAGCCAGAGTTAGCAGGCGGCACACGCGGCAAGTTCCTCGATTTCGGTTCTGGCACACGGGTGATCCTGCACGGGCGAGAGCGCGTCATGACGCCCGGTGAAGGTGGCGGGGAAATCACGATTAAGGTGCCGGTGAGTATCGACGGACGGCAGGTGGCGGAAGCCTCAGCACGGTATATCCCGGAAGTGATGGAAGGGCGTTTCTAATGCGACGAATCCTGATAGGGCTGGCGTTGGTGGTGGTCTCGGTGGCATCGCTGGCCGCGCAGCAACTACCGGATGCCGTGGTGATCCCGAGCCTGCCGCCGAATGCGCTGGCGCATTGGGGGAGTGCGTCGGTGCCGTATCCAACCATTCAGTATGTGGTGCGGCGAGGGCCGGATGGGGAGCCGCTAATCGTGCGCGGGGGATGGAAATACACCGACGCCAGCGGGACGGCGCCCATTATGTTCTGGGCCAATATCACCGTCTGTGCGGCCGGCTGCACGTTTACGAATAGCGGGGAGAACGTGCAGGCGGCAATCGATGCGGCGACGAATGGCGACTTCGTCTTATTGCAGTCCGGCATGACGTATGTCACGACGGCCACCGGGGTGCCGATGCGCCTGCGGCAGAAAGCGAGTTGTACGGGAGAGGCCTGTTTCACGACGATCCGCACGGGCGTCAACAGTACCGGGGGCCTGATTGCCCTGAGCAGTTTCCCGGCTGAAAACATCCGCATCACGATGGCCTATGCCAGCACGTTGGCGAAGTTGATGCCGAGTGTCGCCAATGATCCCGCGATTCGCACGGTGCGCACGAATGAAACTGGGGCAGGCTGCTCAGCCTCGCCGTGTCTCGGCAACTACTGGAAGCTGCAATGGCTCGAGGTGATTCCGCAGGCCTTCGGCGGGCTCAACATGATTGAGCTCGGCTCCTATCGGGATGACATTGGTGACGAGCCCAACCATCAGAACACGAAAGCGAAAATTCCGCAGTTCCACACGCTGGACCAGATGATCATCCGCGGGGATCCGGTGCGTGGGCAGCATCGGTGCCTGTCTATTAGCTCAGGAAACTTCCGCGTCAGCAATTCCTACTTCCCGTATTGCAAGACGATGCAGAACGATGGCCAGGCCATCATGATCTGCAACACGAACGGGCCAGGGACCATCGTCAATAACTACATCGAGCCGAGCACAGAAGGGACGATTACCTGCGGGCTCGATCCGATTGCTCGGCAGTCGATCAACATCGCGGCATCGCCTGCGCCGACGTCTACAGTCTTTACCTTAGCCTCGACGCCAGTCGATCTAGAGCTCCTGCAGTGGGTCATGGTGCCATGTAGCGGGGTGGATAAAACCACACAGGTGACGGCGATTAGCACGAACCAGCTGACGGTGAGCCCGGCATTGCCATGCACGCCACCGGCTGGCACGGCGGTCAAGTGGTCGCTGCAAGTCGCAGACGTGACGTTCATGTACAACCTGTATGAACGTCCGTTGACGATGCGCGATCCGATTGTGGCTACGGTTGGCACACCGACCTGTCAAGCGTTCGGGTCAGGCGGGTCGCTAGCGGACGGTACGTATTACTTCAAGTTGGGCGCGCTGCATTGGGTCATGCAGAACCAGGAAGTGGAATCGACGGCCTCGGCAGAGACGAGTTGCACTGTGACTGGTGGAGGCAATGACGGCCGTATTCAGGTAAGTTGGGGCGCGGTGGCCAATGTGACGGCGGCGAATCAGGGAGCCTATCGCGTCTATGTCGGCACGTCAGCCGGCGCGGAAAACCTGTTTTTTACCGTGGTGGCCCCAACGGTGACCTATAACTACGCCTCCACGGGTAGCGGCACGAGCGGCACGCCACCGACGTCCGGAAACAAATGGTCGGTCAAAAACCTCTTTGAATGGAAAAGCTGCATCCGCTGTCTGGCGAAGTTTAATAAGTTCATGCACAACTGGGGCGCCCAGCAGCCGGGGGATCCGATTCTGTTGTCGGTGCTGAATGATGACTCGCGGAACGTCTCGGCAGTGATCCGTGATTCAACGTTTGAATACAACTGGATTTATGGGGCGCCATCTTTTCTGAACATCAGCACCTCGAGCACTACCGGTACGCCAAGCGGGATTATGGAACGGGTGGTCGTACGGCACAACCTCGCCGAAAACCTCGGCACCACATTGTGGGGCGATATTGCGACGTGGGGCAATCGCAGCACGATCCAGATTACGGGTGGTGGTGGGACACCGATCATCGGCGATGTGGCGGCAAAGAACCTGACGATTGATCACAACACGATGATCCAGGATTCGGGCAATGCGCCGCTGTTCTTTGCTTATGGCAGCGGAGCCGTGCAGGATACCGCGCAGGACATGACCTATACGAACAACATCCAGCGGGCGATGTCGTATTTAGGAATTGTCTCAACGGTGTCGCCGAGTGAATCGAACAGTGCGCCTGGGACGGTAGGCTGGGAAACCAGCACCAGCGGGGTGCGCACCTACGGCAGCAACATTAGCCAGGGGGCCTCACCCTGCACACCGACTGGCACGATCTGCCCGAATGAAGCGACGTTTCAAGCGCAGTTTGTGAGCTACGGTGGCAACAACTTCCGCTGTGCCTCAGGACAGACGTGTTTCAACGGGGCCACGGCGGGGAGCACCTATCCGCATATCGGTGCGGACATCGACACGATCATGGCCGGCACGGCACCAGCCCTGAGCGGGGATTGCAGCGGCACGAATTGCCTCGGGACCGGCGGCAGCCCACTGCAACCGACAACGTCTCTCTACAACTGGGCGAAAGGGGCCGTACTCGACGGCACGATAGCGCTCACCACCGGCACCAAGAAGGTGATGATTGCCAACAGCACGTATGTGTTCGATCCCGACCATACGTTTATCGATACCGGTGGCGCGGCAGATCCCGTAGACGCCAGGTTGACGGGCACGACGGATCAGACGCTCTCGAGTCGCGTCATTGGCGTAGACAATGCCGGGGATCTGGCCTACTTCGATGCCGCCGATGTGACGTTCGCGGCGGTGCCATCGAGTCAGACGGCCACGCACCTGATCATCTATAACGACACTGGCACGCCTACGACGTCGCGCCTAATCGCGCGGATTGCCATCAATCACATCAGTGACGGCAGTTCAATCACGGTCACTTGGCCGTCGCCAGCCACGGGCGGGGTGCTCGTGATCCGGTAGCGTCCCATGGCCGCCCCCGTCTTTGACGCGGCGTCGCACGCGCAAGCCGCGGGGGTACCGTCGGTCACCTGGAGCCATACCTGCTCCGGGACCAATCGCTATTTGGCTGTTGGGGCCTCTACCGACTGGGCCGACAACATCATCAGTGTCACCTATAACGGGGTGGCCTGCACCAAGCTGACGGATGCCAGCCTCGGGTCAGGGCCGATCCGGGCTGAGTATTGGTATCTCATCAATCCGGCGTCTGGCGCGCATGACGTCGTCATCACGTTCAATTCGGCCACGTCAGGGCGCTGCGGGGCCGTGTCGTTTACGGGCGCCCATCAGACAACCTTCCACGGCACCCCGAATACCGCCACGGGCACGAGCAGCACAGCCAGCGTCGTGGTGGCGAGCTCCGCCACCGACCAGATCGTGCTGGACGTGGCCGCCATCCGATCGGTTGGCGATGGCATTACGGTAGGTGGTGGGCAGACATCGCGGATCGACCAGGAAACGAACCCGATGGATCTGGGGATGTCTACCGAGCCAGGGGCGGCCTCGGTGACGATGTCCTGGACGGTCGATGGCGGCGCCTCGCGGGCGTGGGCCACGATTGGCATAGCCATTATCGGCATTACGGCCGGGTCACCCGGGATCGTGCTGCCGGTGCCGGTCGAGATTGATGCCGAAGTTGGGGCGCCGATTCTCGCCAACCTCGGCGACTTCCCGCCACCGCCACCCGGCACGGCAGAAATCCCGACGCTGATTATTCAGGGGATTGATCGCACAGAAAACCTGATGGCGGTGCAGCGGCTGGATATCGAATACACGCTCGGCGCTCGAGGGTTTGCCCGTGGTGAACTACTGGATCGGGATCGCGTCAAAACGGATCTGGCGAACGCTTATAGGCCAGTCGTGGATCAGACACTGGCCCTGTCCAGAGCTGGGGTGACGCTGTTCTTCGGGTCAATTCAAACCGTGGATGACAGTCCGCTGATCGCGCCGAATACGGGGGTGGTCAGCAGTGTGGCTGCGGCGGATTTCCAGGAAGTCACGTCACGGCGGATCATGAGCGCGACGTATGCCGCAGGGAACCTACTGAAAGGCATAGTCAACCATATCGTCACAACGTGGCTGAGCATCTACAACATTACGCTCGATCCGGCCATGCTCGATGGGCCTGGCCTGTCTGAGCAGAGTTTCGATCTCGTGACGGTGGAAGCGGCGCTGAATCATCTCTCGGATATTACTGGGTGGGTCTGGCGCATCACGCCCAATCGGGTGCTCGAGATGTTCGAGCCAGGCACGAAGGTGGCGCCGTTCAGCCTGACAGCCACCAACGGACAAATCAAGGGCGGGGTCCGCATCTCGAAGACGCGCACAAAACGTGTCAACAGGCAGTATGTGCGGTTTGGGACCGAGCAGCAAATTGAGATGCACGACACGTTCTTTGTCACCGATCCGATTCAGTCCTTTGCGCTGACGTATCCAGAGAAGATATCGGATCGCGGCTATATCACGGTCAATGGGATCGTCGTGCCTATTGGCCCTCTCACGGATTGGGTGATCACGCGCACGCATCTCCTGGCGGTGAATCCACCGTCGCCGGGAGATGTGATTGACTGGTATTACACGGTGCAGTTCCCGATCGTGATCAATGCGGCCGATGTTGATGACATCAACGCAAATGGGGCGCATGAGGATATCGCAAACCTAGAGGATACGTTCGACATCTTCACGGCCACACAATACGCGCAGGCGCTCTTGCGCAAGTGGAAGTCGATTCCGCGCACGCTGACGATCAAGACGCGGGCAGGGTTGGTGTTGCCTGGCACGGTCATTCCGATCACGATTCCGGATCGGCTGGTCTCCGGGAACTGGCTCGTGACGTCGGTCACGATTCGCGATGAAGCCGATCAGCAGTTGGCGTATGAGTATCACTGCCTCGAAGGGACGGAGGCGCGATCGTCCTGGCTGGAGTTCTGGCGGCAGGCCTTAGGCGCACCGAGCCAGAACAAGACGATGTCAGGCAGCGTGTCTGGGGTGGCCCTGCCGCCGGCCAGCGGGAGCTTCAATCAGCCTATTTCGGCCGTGGGCGGCAATGATGCCTGGGCGGCCAACTTCATTGCCGGCACACAGTCAGGCCAGAGTTATGGGGTCAGGATTCAGGGCGGCACCACAACGGCGGATGCATCGCTGCGGGTGGTGAACAGCGATGAAACCTTGGTGCTGTTACTGGTGCGCGGCGACGGTTCGATCCTCGCGAGCACGCAAGTGACGGCCGGCGTCGGCGCGGGTGACATCGTGCTCAAGAATGGCGCGGATCTGCGGGCTGTGAATGCGGCCGGCACGGGCACGTTCTCAATGATGGAATTTAACAGCTCGAACCAAGTCGTGCTTTCACCTGAAGGCGAACACATTCGGTGGGGGAGACCGGCGGCCACTGTTGGCGGCGGGGCCACGGCTACGCTCGGCACGATCGGCGGCTCAGGGCCGACGTCGGCCACGCAGGCGGGCTGGCGGCCGGTGTTTGATGAGTCGGGTGTGCTGACGTTTGAACCATTCTGGACGTAATTATGGCGAAACCGATTGAGCCCTTACCTGCGCCGATTCAGCACACGACGGATTTCGGAACGGTCACGCTGACGCATAAGGCCTATGGGTTTACCTTCCGGCCGTGGGAGAAGCCGAAGGTGGTCAGCTATCACGTGCTTGGTATTCTCAAGTCTGGCGCGTTCATGCCGTTTGCCGGGACCGAAGTCTATGCGAAGTGGACGAATGCGGACATGCAGGAGCTGAATCGTGACGGGGCGACGCTGCAGGAAATTCTCGGACAGCATGACGCGATCGTGATTCGAGACAGCGGTGGATAAATGGCTGTTCGAGAACGGCGAACGATTAGGCATTATCAGTCTCCTGCTGGGTGGGTTCGGCGTGTTTGTCAGTGCCTGGTTGAAAGAGTGGATCATTCTGGGCGCCACGCATAGGCGCATGCTGGCGGATAAAGATGTCGAAATCGAACGGATACGTGCCGATGTGGATGTGGCCAGAGATCGAGCCGAACGGCTGCTGTCTCAACTTGAGCGCGCGGTACAGGTAGCCGAGAATGTTAGTTCTTTTGCTGCCGTCACATCGGTCAGAAAAGCGGATATGCCGGACAGACGAAAGTAAGCGCATGAGTCGCCTGATTCACTGGCTGAAGACTCACGTGGGTCATCGATGTGCGGAAACGTCACATCTGGATACTGATACGGACGATGCAGAGAGTGCGAAAAAATACCATCAGGAACTAGAGCAGCGCGCCATCATAGTGGATCGGCGCATTTATGCGCTGGAGCAGTTCGCCGAACAACTGCGGCGACGAAACAGATGAAAGTATTAATGAATACTTACATAATTGAATGGGCCT